CATGGTGATTTGACATTAGAGAATATCATGTACTCTCGTGGAAAATTCTATATGATTGATCCTATGCAGAGTCCATATGATTCATATATATTTGACATTGCTAAAATGAGACAAGACCTGCAATGCAAATGGTTTTTAAGACATACTGATATCAAATTAGATACCAAAATCAGTTCTATTCAGTCCAAAATTTTGAATGTGTTTCCTGAAGCGAATAATGATTATCTATTGATATTGATGTTATTGAGAGTTTACCCGTACACTAAAAGTGAGTTTGATAATCAATTTATATTAAGAGAGATTAATAAATTATGGAAATAATTGTACCTGCAGCCGGACTATCAACTAGGTTTCCAAACATGAAACCAAAGTATTTGTTATATGATTACAAACATGAATTGATGTTGAAAAATGCATTGCGTTCATTCACAAATCATTCAATCACTATTGGAATTCTAAAAGAACATGAAGATAAGTATCAAGCTTCTAAGTTCATCAATTATGAATTTGGCAGTAGTGTTAAGATTGTTATCATTGATGAACCAACAAAAGGTCCAGCAGATACAGTATACCAGATATTACAAAGAGCAAATATAAATGATGATGCCGAAATCTTCATTAAAGACTGTGACAGTTATTTCACTCACGAATTAACTTCAGGCAGTTATGTTTGCACCACAAATATTTCCGAACATGAAGTGTTAAAGAGGTTATCAGCCAAAAGCTTTATCATATACAACGAACAGGATATCATTACAGATATTATTGAGAAGAAAGTTGTGTCTGATACTTTCTGTGTTGGTGGTTATAAGTTTGGTAGTGCTGCAATGTTTAAATCTGCATTTGAAACTATTAAACAAGAAAATGAAGTGTTTGTTTCGGATGTAATTGGTGTTTGTTTAAATAATAATGTCGTTTTCACCAAAAAATCAGTTACTAATTATATTGATGTTGGTACTGCTAAAGAGTGGTTTGAACAGAATGATAAACCGGTCATCTTCTGTGACATTGATGGTACTATCATTATGAATCAAGCCAAGGTTGGTGATAACAACTACAACCAAGAAGCTATACCATTACAAAACAATGTGAAAAGACTTTTAGAATTACAAGAACAAGGTGCACAGTTTATATTCACAACAGCAAGAAGTAAACTACTAGATTCTATAACACAGAATCTACTTTCTAAATTGGGTTTTAAAAATTTTACTTTGGTGTCTGGTCTGTTAAATTCTAAAAGGATTCTCATCAACGATTTTAATGATAACAATCCATATCCAAGAGCTGAAGCCATTAATCTTAAACGTAACTCTGATGAATTGAGTAATTTCCTATGATACCAGATAAAAATTTATTTTTAGTAACATCTTCAATTAAACCTGCTATTGGTGTATTCAATCACCAAGAAAGATTTGAACAAACCATATTGGGGTTGAAATCAATACGTGAAAAAGTACCAGAAGCCTTGATTATTTTATGTGACGTTTCTCTTGCACCATTAACTGATGAAGAAAATAGTACATTGCAACAAAACTGCAATATGTTATTTAATTTGAGTCAAGAACCTTTGGTCAGAGAATTGTCTGAAAAAGGCATGAAAGGTCAAGCTGAAAATGTATTGATTTACAATGTTTTGGCTGCAATGAAAGGTGATCCTAACCTAATGAAGATATTAAGTGATGTCAAAAGAATATTTAAAATATCTGCTAGGTCATTACTGGAAGATGGTTTCGATATAAGTAAATACGATAATCTTTTTGGCAAATACGTATTCAAAAAAAGAATTCCAACTTGGATGACTATTAATACCGAAACCAACAAATATGGCACGAATTTTATGGACTTAGGTGCAACAGACTTACTAATTACCAGATTTTTCTCTCTTTGTCCATCTTTAATTGACAATTATTTACAAGTGATTCAAAAGAACCTGTCATTATTACAATTCATTGATACTGAACATGCTCACTACGTAAATATACCAAAACAACATTTGGTAGAGTTCGATAAAGTCTATTGTCGTGGTTGGCTTGCTGGAAATGGTACAGTAGAATCATACTAAATCCAACATTTTAGATTCTATATATCGGACCGTATAATTTTATAAATCTGTCATATGAATCCAAAAGTTGTATAAATAAGTTATCGGTAACCATAGTGTGTTACGTATCAAAGGGTTTTCATGGGTTATTTTCTAAATTTCTTAAAAGAAGAAGCTGAAGCTGAGTCTAGTGGCCAGCTTAAGCATATTCATCATGCGGAAGATAGACCATTAATGCATGGTAAAAAAGGTTACGAACATGCAGTCGGTGCTTTAAATCAGGCACACGAACACACCAAAGAAGGTCTACACAATTCCAATCTAACAATGAAATATGATGGTTCACCATCAATTGTTTTTGGCCATCACCCTAAAACTGGTAAGTTTTTTGTTGCTTCAAAGTCAGCATTCAATAAAACTCCAAAAATTAACTACAACCACGCAGACATATTAAAAAATCACGGCCACGCTCCAGGTCTTGTGGATGCTCTACATGCCGGATTAACACATTTACCTAAAGTTACACCTAAACATGGTGTATATCAAGGTGATGTTATGTTCAAACATGACACCAAACATGAGTCAAAAAAAGGTGTTTCTTTTACCCCAAACACTATCACATATACTGCAAAAGGTGATGGGGGTGATAAAATAAGAAAAGCGAAGTTTGGTGTTGTTGTCCACCAACAGTATCATGGGGATAATATTGCGACCATGAAAGCTGATCCACATCCAGACCACCATAACTTTAGTTCTCATCCTGACGTTTGGCACAAATCTGCTGAACACGATACGAAACAAGTACATTATTCTCCACACGACCAAGAAGAATTTCATAAACACATGGCAGCAGCCAAAGAAATTCATGATAAAAATAAGAATAAAATGTACAAAGCTACAGAGATGCATCAAGGAGAAGGTGGCCGTTTAGCAACATATATCAATCATACTGTACGTACCGATGAAAATCCTACAGCTGAAGGCTTGAAAAATCATATACAAGGCATGTATAATAAGGCTTCCGCAAAGTTAAAGACACCAGCTGCACAATCTCGTAAATCGTCTGAAGCTAAAGTCCACATGTCTCACATTGATAAGAACAAGGAACAGTATGACAATATATTGAAAATGCATCATCATTTACAGAAAGCTAAAGATACTTTAGTCAATGTTTTAAACCAACATCCAGGTGGTCTAGAACATCACATCGATGGCAAAGCAACTGATCCAGAAGGATTCGTTGTGAACCACGAAAATGAACCAACAAAATTAGTTAATCGTAAAGAATTCGCAAAAGCAAATTTGTTAAAGGTAAGAAAATGAAAAGGTTTTTAACAGTAATACTTGAATCTGAAGGTAAAATTGCAAAACATACTTTTTTTCATCCAATCAGAGGAATGTACAAAGTTCACCAAGAAGGTGATATGCATCATGTAAAAAATGATGAAGGTGAAGAAACACACACATTTGTTGGAAAAACTGATAATGAAGTTATCGACATACTCAAAACACATCACGATTTAATTTACGCTGGTAAATTACACGAAGGAATGATAACAGAACTTAGAAAACCCAAAGAAGTACTATCCGATGAAGAACAAGCACGTAAAGCTGCAGCCAAAAAAGCTTCTGCTGGTATCAACATTCATCGTGGAAGTTACAATGAAGCTAGAGTAGCTTATCACTTAAATGGTAATAAATGGATTGATGCAGAACACAAACAGATGGCTGACCATCACAAATCTATGTTGGCTGCTCATGATAAGAAGTATGGAACGAATGAAGTTAAGACTCAAGAAGCAAGAGCACCCGAGCAAGCAAAATCATTCTTAGAACACGCCAAACAAAGAGGCTATGAACAGGTTGAAAAAGTTCATTTGACTGCTAAACCTGGCGATATCGAAAGACATACCGGTATTAAAGCTACACAACAAGAGAATCCTTCAGACTTGGTTGCAAAATTTAAAAAGAAACCAGAATCAGCAGCACATCATTATTTTGGTAATTCTCTAAAATCTTCTGGTGCAAAAGCAATTGGATTTCATAATGGTGGAACAAAAGAGATTGGTAATTTAATTGGACATGATTTGTTGGGTCATGCTGAAAAACGCCACCAAGAATTTATGAAAAAGAATGGTCTAGGTACAAATAAATCAGCCGCAGCTAAAGCTGTTGCTGGTGAAAAGAAAGATGCTGCTGGTAATGATAATCCAGAATATCGTAATAATGAACTATACCACAAAGCATCTGAACATGCTCGTAAAGTTAATACTGAAATA